CCTCAACTCGCCGTCGCATCCACCCCAGAGGGCTACAACTGGATGTGGAAGACGTTCGACGAACAAGCGGGAGAAGACCGGCGCCTAATCCGCGCCAAGACCACCGACAACCCCCACCTCCCCCCAGGCTTCATCGAAAGCCTGTACGCCTCCTACCCACCCCAGTTAATCGCGTCCTACATCGAGGGCAATTTCACCGCCCTAGACAAAACAACGGTCTACTCGTACTTCGACCGCGACATCCACTGGAGTGACGAAGAACTACGCGAAGACGACCGCATCTACGTCGGCGCTGACTTCAACGTGGGCAACTGTTTCCTCGAAGTGTGCGTCAGGCGCAAAGACGTATTCCACTTCCTAGACGAACTACACCCAAAGGACACCCCATCCGTCGCGGCCATGTTGAACGACCGCTACCCCCGCCACATCGAACGCGGCCTCTTAACGGTTGTTCCCGACGCCGCCTCAAAGCACCGCACCACCACAAATGCCGCCGAATCAGACCTCGCCATCCTGAAGCGCAACGGCCTCCACGTCAAAGTCCAAAACTCCAACCCCCTTGTCGCTGATCGCGTCAACAGCATGAACGTGCTCCTCCTGCACAACCGCCTGCGGGTCCACCCCCGGTGCAAGTACCTCATCCGCGCCCTCGAAACGCAGACCTACAACGCCAAAGGCACCCCCGACAAAAGCGGCCTCGGTCTAGACGACAAATCGGGCCCAGTGGATGCCGCCGGTTATGTCGTCCACAGCCTGGCCGGCCTAAAGCGCTATCAAACAGGCGGCAGCAATTTCATTTACAAGTAAACCGCGCTTTTGCGCCGCAACGGAAACCTCGGTTACGCAATGTAGATCGCCGGGATGGCCGCCAACAACAGCTCCTACCCCGGTTACGACTTCACCGCGCCGCCCGTACTCCTTGCTTCTCAATCGTTCACGCGCTCTGCCATCCCCGCCCCAGCCGGAGCACCCGACGACCCAGAAGTCAGGAGCAACGCGGTACGGGCGATGGTGCCCAAGTGGGACCCCATCAACGTGTGCATCGGCGGAACCGCCGCATTGCGCAAAGACGCCCGCCGCCTCATTCCGCAGGAGCCCCGCGAAGACCCCGAAAGCTATAAGCGCCGGATCTTCCACGCCGTCCTCCCCCCATTCCTCCAACGCCTTGCGTCTCAAGCCGCCGGTCTAATCCTGCGCAAGGGCATCCAACTACAGGGTGACCCTTACTGGGAGGAGTGGGCCCAGAACGTATGCGGTGACGGCACCACGCTGAACAGTTTTGCCCGCCAGCAACTGGAAACCGCCCTGCTGTACGGCCACAGCAGCGCAATCGTGGACTACCCCCCGATCCAAGCTGCCAACCTCGCCGCCCAACGCGCCAACAACGCCAAGCCCTATCTAATCCACGTCAGCCCCCAGTCAATACGCGGCTGGCGCACCGAAAACAACAACCCCCAGGCCCCCCTGACCCAAGTCCGCATCCACGAGATTGCGCTCGAAGACGTGGGCCGCTTCGGAGAAGAGGAAGTGGAGCAGGTGCGCGTTTTGGAAAAAGGTCGCTATGAGTTATGGCGCAAAGACGATGGTGCTGGATGGGGCATCTACGAATCCGGCACCACCGACCTCGACCGCATCCCGCTCGTCACCGTCTACGGCAACCGCATCTCCACCCTTACGAGCGTCCCACCCCTGCTGGAAGTCGCCTACCTAAACATCGCCTACGCCCAACGCTTCTGCGATTTCATGCACAGCATCCACGTCGGCGCCATGCCGATCCTGACGATGCGCGGCTTCGACCCCGATGCCGACTCCCCAGTTGGCATCAGCGTCAATACCGCCGTCCTCCTCCCAGTTGACGGCGGCGCCGAATACATCGCCCCCACGACCGACGCTTTCGACTCCCAACTCAAATGCTTAGAGGCGCTAGAGGAGCAGATTTCCCGCCTCGGCATCAACACCCTCACCCGTCAAAACACCACCAACGCCGCTGCAGAAGCGAAAAGAATGGATCGGATCGACAGCGATTCGATCATGGCGCTCATCAGCGCCGATCTTGCCAACGCCCTTACCAACATGCTGGAGATTGCCGCCCAGTATGTCGGCATCGACCCCCCGCAAGTGGTGATCGAGCAGGACTACGAGAACCGCCTGATTGACGGCAACCAGATCACCGCAATGCTCCAACTCTTCATGCAGAACGCAATCTCCCAGGAGACGCTGCTGGAGATCCTGCAACAGGGCGAGGTTCTACCCGCCGGTCTGGACATCCAAGAGGAGATCACCCGCACCCAGGAGTACATCGACCAGCAAAACACTTCCATGGGCCTCGACCCACTTGCGCAAAACCCCGCGTCGTTAGACCGCACTAACGCTGCCAACGCAGGTCAAGGCGACTCCCTCGCCAGCCAAACCCTCCCCACCCCCATGCGCCCCGGACGCAACCCGAACTAATTCCCACCCCCAGTCGGTGAGTTGTGACCCCAGACGAATACCTAATCGCCTCCTACGCCGTTCTCTCTAAGAACGAGCGCAACGTGCAGGACAAGATCAAAGCGCTACTGCTTTTGCTGTTGTGGCGTCTACGCCAATCGCTCCTCGCTTCCCTCCCCAGCACCGGGATGAGCAGGTACGTCATTTGGAGTTCCATACTCCCAACCCTGATCTTCGAGCTACGGGACTACAACAACGCCTTCCGCACGATCCTGCTCCAAGAGCTGGAGACAGTAGAGCGTGAGCACGTTGCCCGCGCCTCTTCCTACGCAGGACTTGCTGCCACATTGCGCGACTACAAACCCCGCACGGGAGACACCCTGCTCAAGACCACCCGCTCCGGCGGCAAAACACTCTTTGCCCTCTTCGAGGTAAACCCCATCACCGGCACCAGCCCGTTCATGGACACCCACCTGCGATCAATCCGCGCCAAGGTTGAAACCGGCCTAATGCGCGAAGACAGCACAATCGAGATCGCCCGGACGGTTGTAGCAGAACGCACGAGGCGTGGCTATGTGCAACCCAAGAACGCCCGTGGCACAACCTACAGCGCCATTTTGAACCGCGACAACGCGCTAATTGCCAACGCTGTGTGGGACGTAAGCGGCCACGTTGAACGCGCAATCTTCGCCCGCCAACAACAAAAAACCGCCACCTCCCCAGCTCCCTTTGCCTCTGGCGGTTGGGTGTGGCACAGCATTCTTGACCCCAAGACCTGCCCCATCTGCCGCCCGCTCGACGGCACAACAGGCGCCACCCAAACCGACTTCCCTTATATCCCCCCAGTCCACCCCCGGTGCCGCTGCCGCATACTCCCGGCAACCTAGCGAGCACACATTACCCTCCACATGACTGAGCAAGTCGTGGGAGTTCCTCCCGTGGAGGAACAAGTTGAGTCCGTGACTCAGCAATCCACCCCCCAAGTTTCTGACGATTTTTCAGCTCTTCGCACCAAGCTCGAACTCGTACAACGAGATAACGCAGCCAAAGGCGAAGCCAACAAGAAGCTCAACGAGCGACTTGGCGAACTTGAAAAGATCCTCAGGGACAACGAAGCTCAGCTGAAGTCCACCACACAACAGTCTCTTGCCAATAGCGGCGAGTACAAACAGTTGTGGGACGACGCCAAAGCTGAAAACGCAAAGCTGGTGCAGCGCATCAGCGACCTGGAAGCCCAGTTGACCTCAAAGGAAGCGGCTGTTGAGCAGGAGCGCCTACGCGCAGCTGCGATTCAGCAAATGAGCACCAGCGGTGCTCTAGCCCCGGAGCAACTGTACGGGCTTATCGCCCCTCAACTCCGCGACTCCTCCGGCATTCCGGTTGTTGTTGTGAACGGAATTGAGCAACCCCTTGCAACATATCTGACCAGTTTGCGGTCAGCAGGTAGCGGATGGGACCACCATTTTGCTGCGACAGCAAGCCGAGGCATGGGCGCCAGTCTTTCAGCACCTATTGCAGCGAGCGGGATGACAAACCCGTTCAAACGCGAGACGCGCAACATCACTGAGGCGTTGCGACTGGAGGTCGAAAATCCCGAGCTGGCCAAGCTTTTCAAAGCCGAAGCCGCTCGCGGGTAACTCACGGTAAACCCCGCCCTTTCAAACAATGGCCCAACAAAACCTCGGGGGGACCTTTCTCTCCGATCTAATCAGCCGTCCCGAGTTCCTCTCGTACACCAGCGAGCGGATCTTCGAGCAATCTTCCTTCCTGCAATCGGGTGTGATCACCCGTAACGCAGCTTTGGATGCCCGCGCAGGCGCCACCCGCGTCCGCGTTCCCTTCTTCGATGCGATCAACCCAACCGAAGAAGTAATCACCAGCGGTAACAGCTGGGGCACATCTGGCGCCGGTTATCTGACCAGTCAGAGCGTGACTGCCGACGAGCAGATCATGACGATCCTGCATCGCGGCTTCCAGTTCGGAACTGACGACCTCAGCCGTCTGGGTTCCGGCGCTGATCCTTTGGGTCACGTTGCCAACCAACTGGCTGCCTCCATCGCCAAGAAGAAGACCGGCACTCTGCTGGCTCAAATCGGCGGTCTATTCGGCAACATCTCCGGCTCCGGCGTGTTGGGTTCTAACACCTTTAACGCCACCGGCACCACCAGCGCCACCTCTGCCAACTACCTGACCGCCGCCAACGTGGTCAAGGCCAAGAGCAAGCTGGGTGAGCGCGGTTCCGAGATGACCGCTATTGCCATGCACTCCAGCGTGGCCAACTACCTGGAGGAAACCGGCTACCTGCAAGTGCAGGTCAGCGGTGGTTCCGTCTCCGCTGCCGGCGGCCTTATTGGCGTCCCCTACAACACCTTTGCCGGTCTTCGCGTCATCGTTGACGACCAGCTGGGTGTGATCAGCGGCGGCACCTCTACCCACCTGAACAAGTACCCCGTGTACCTGTTTGGCGCTGGCGTGGTTGGCGAGGGCATCCAACAGGATCTGCGCGTCGAAACCGACCGCAACAAGAGCAGCTTCCAGGACCTGCTGATCGTGGATTACCACTACGGTTACCACGTCGCTGGAACAAAGTGGGCTGCCGCAGGCGACAACCCCACCAATGCTGCCACCACTGGCAACATGGGCGCCATCGCCTCTTGGACCCTGGCCTACAACAACGTCAAGAACGTGCCCCTGGTGCGCTTGCTTGTCAACACCCCCTACGACACTGGCGTTTACGCCTGATCGTCAACGGTGCATCCAACCCCCGCCCAGCGCGGGGGTTTTTTATTGTTCAGCCACCCGCATCTGCTCCTGACGATCAAACACCCCAATGGTGTCCACCGTCATCTTGTAGCTCTGAAGCATCACCTGATTAACGAGCACATAACTAAGCTCCAACTTCTCAGCAATCTCAGGCACCGACACCCCAGCCTCCTTCATCTCCCGCACCAGCGGCACAACATCTTCCCATTTTCGCACCCCACCAACCTGCGCTTCCTCCGCCTTCACAGCTTTTTTGCGCACGGTTTTTACCACCGGCTTCTCATCAGCTACAGGTTGAACGTCGAACTCCATTGTGCTTTGTGGCGTGTAACCGAAGTTGCCTGCAGGGAAACTTAGGGAACAGTGCAGCGTGACATGGCGGCCTCAATCATTGCTACAGCAGGCGCAGCCGATGCCAACAGCTACATCACGCTGGTTGCTGCCCAGGTAATTGCAGATAACCGAGTCAACCCCACCGACTGGGAGGACGCAACTTCCGACACCCGCACCCGCGCCCTAATCAGCGCCACCAGCGCCCTCGACACCCTCAGCTACATCGGATCGCGCACCAGCACAACCCAAGCCCTCTGCTGGCCCCGCAAATACGCCTACACCAGTGAGCGCGATTACAGCGACACGGAAATCCCAAGCGAACTAGCGGACGCCACCTTCGACCTCGCCTCCGCCCTAATCACCACCCCCACGCTCCTCACCCAAACCAGCGCCTCTTCTTCCCTCATCCCCAACATTGCCAACAGCGACCTGAAGCGTGTCAAGTTGGACGTAATGGAGATCGAGTGGCGCAGTGCCAACAACCAACGCATCACCCCCCTCACCGCGCTGCCCCACCTGAAACAACTCCTTGCCCCGCTGCTTGGCGTGATCCCAGGCCCCACAATCGCCATCACCCGCAGCTAACCCGACCTAGATAGGGCACCTTAGACTAATCAGGTGAGAGTTTGCCACTCCCCTGTGTCCGACGTGTGCCCAAAACCACGCCGTCCCCGTACCGGCCACCTCGCCACGCCTTTAAGCAACGAGGAGCGACATTCCATCGGGCAGATGTATCGGGACCATCGAGGCCTAGTGCGCCTCATGGGCCGGAAGATGTGCCGCAAATACCCATTTGTCGCCAGCGACGATCTCTTTAGCTGCATCGACACAGGCTTCATCAAAACGTGCCGCGCCTGGAACCCCGCCAAGGGCACGTTCAGCACCCTGCTGACGGTCTTCTGCGAGGGTGACATCCTCCACTGGATCCGTGACAATAACTGGATGGTAAAAGCCCCCGGCAGCGTGCGCCGTAACGGTCAGCTAGCCCGCAAGATGATGAATAACGGTCATAGCACCGAGGAGATACTAGAGAAGCTGGAGATTACCGATGAAGCGTTGAAGCTGGCGCTCGTCGCCACCCAACCTACCGACCACGACATTCGAGGCTTTGACCTCCACGTATGCCCCCGCGCTACCCCCTGGGAGCAACTTGAAGCAACTGAAAATGATTAGGGAAACCTAGAACAAACCAACGCTTCTGTTTGCAATGGCTACTGGTGCCTTTTTCACGGCCCTCGGCTACCGCTTCTGGGTCAAAGCTGGCACCACGGCCAGTACCAACCCCACATCCTCGACGGGGATGACCGAGGTGCTCTCGCTTGAGAACGCAGGCATCCAAAGTTCTTCCGACACCACCGACGTTCTCGACTACGGCAGCCCCCAAGGCTTCAAAGCTACCGTCGTAACCGGACAGTCGTACACCATCCCCTGCAGCCTCAACCTTTCATTGAAAGATGCGGGCTACCTGCTTCTGAAATCAGCATCTTTGTACGCAGCGGCAGGTGATCTGGTTGAGTGGTACAGGGAGTCACCTGAGCAAACAGTCGGCGGCACTCCTGAGAAGCACTCTGGCGTTGCATACGTCACCGACTTCTCCGAGGACATCCAAGCCGGCAACGTGGCCAAAGTGAGCTTCACCCTCTCCGGCTACGGCGCCCCAACTTGGGTGATGGAAGACGACTAATCTCCCCCACCCACGGCGCCTTGCGCATCTCCCACCCCCGTTGCCTCACCGCAGCGGGGGATTACTTTTTGGCAAGCGATTTCCAGCGCTGCAGCACATACGGCATAAACGGCCTTTCGCCTCCTACCTTCAGCTGCTTGTAAGTCTTTGCAATCCAATCCCGCCCCGGTGCCACATAGTTAGCTCGTACACTGCCAATCAAATATCCACCCTCCTGCACCGCTTTTGCGTAAGGCGCCGTCCATTTAATTTGCAGACGCGGCCCGCGCTGACCACTCCGCACCGCCGGAGCGGTAGCTGAGTTAAGCAGTTCGCCAGTATCAACAATGTCCCGTGGCGTAGTTACTTGTGTGCCGTTCTTGCGGTAGGTGACAATTTGAGTCCCGTCACTGCGTTCCCTAGGCCACTGGTATTGCTCTTTGCTTAGTTCCTGCTCAGCTTGAAACGCAACCTGCGGCCCAAAGTCCTCAAGGATTTGCGCTGACCTTGCCAGCAGCTGATCAGCATTCCATTCGGTAACGCGAAGCTTTGCCATCAGGCTTAGGCGTCAGCCACTAAGCGCACCCGATCCCCAAGCGTATCTTGCAACGTCCCACCAATCAACCCTGTGGAGCCATATGGCAACCGAGCCTCTAGCACCACACACTCGACCGCCGGCTGCCCCGCAAAAACCAACGTTCCTGGGGTTCTAGCCACCACACCAGCAGGGAGTACCTGCGGATCGACGACATAGCCCTCGTAGATTGTTTTATTTACATCCACTCCAGGCAGTTGACGGTATGCCACCTGTTCCGCTTTAAGAAACAGGCTTAACACAACCTCCTGCTCTACTGCCGTGACATTGCCGGTGTCAGGATCCGTCACTACCCCAGCCCCTGCTAGTCGCAGTATTGCTGTTGCGTTTGCCAGTGGTAAAAGAGCTGAAGCCATAACCGAGTTTTCCTGCGAACCGGCAATCTCGGTTACAGGAGGCGCATCAACTTGTGGCGGAATCCCTCGGCACAGC